ACATAACTCCTATAAGAGCTACAACAACCAATGGTATTGTCTTTGCAGCAACTAATGGAAGTGCAACAATCACAGCTACCGATGATGATCACGGAGCTGTAGTAAATGATTTTGTTACTATTAGTGGTGCTGCTAGTTTAGGCGGTTTAATAACTGCAGCTGTATTAAACCAAGAATACCAAGTTACTGCTGTACCAAGTGCAGATACGTTTACCTTTACAGCTACAGCTACAGCAAATAGTAGTGATAGTGGTAATGGTGGTTCGGGTGCTGATGCGGCCTATCAAATTAATGTAGGGCTAGATGTATATGTACCATCAACAGGTTGGGGTGCAGGCACATGGGGCTCTGGAACATTTGGATCTGCTAGTGCCTTATCACAAACAGGACAGCTAAGACTTTGGTCACATGATGCTTTCGGTGAGGACTTAATATTTAATCCTAGAGCTGGTGGTATATATTATTGGGACGAATCTGGTGGCACGGGTAATAGGGCTGTAGCTATTGATACTCTAAGTGGTGCTAACTTTGCACCTACCCTTGGATTACAGACCATAGTAAGTGATGTTGATAGACATGTTATTGTTCTAGGTGCTGACCCTATAGTGGGTAGTGCTAGATCTGGTGCTATAGATCCTTTACTTGTAGCATTCTCAGATCAAGAAAGTGCTACACAATGGGAGCCAACAGCTACTAATACTGCTGGTTCTTTAAGACTATCATCTGGATCACAGATAGTTGGCGGCCTAAGATCAAGACAGGAACTTCTTATTTGGACTGATACTGCTCTATATAGTATGCAGTTTATCGGTGCTCCGTTTACTTTTGGAATAAATTTAGTTAATGAAAACGTAGGTCTTATATCTCCTAACGGCATGGTCAATGCACCAGATGGCATCTACTGGATGGCTAGAGATGGATTCTATACATACACAGGATCTGTAAAAAGATTAGTATGTAGCGTACTTAACTATGTACTAGACGATATTAATAATACGCAATCATTTAAAACATTAGCCTTTACTAACAGAGAGTTTAATGAAGTTGGTTGGTTCTACGTGTCATCTTCTTCTGAAGAGATAGATAGCTATGTAACTTACAACTACCTAGAAGGTGCTTGGAGTATAGGTAAGCTTTCAAGAACAGCGTGGATGGACGATGGCGTATTTGAAAAACCTAGGGCTACAGGTAAAGATAGCGATGGCGATGGATACTTATATATACATGAAAGCACTGATGATGACGATGGTCAGCCTATGGATAATGTCTTCATAGAATCTGGTGACATAGATATAGAAGAAGGCAATCAATTGGCTTTCATCAGCAGAATCATTCCAGATATTAAGTTCTTTGGGGCTACGCCTACAGATGGACAGATTAATTTTGTATTAAAAACTCGTAACTTCCCTGGCGATAGCTTAACAACTAACTCAACTAGCAACATTACAAGCACAACTCAACAAGCCTTTACACGTGCTAGAGGCAGACAGCTTGTACTTAGGATACAGTCAGATGATGATGCGGCAGTAGGTTCAAGAACTGGATTCAAGTGGAGATCTGGAGCAAACAGGATTGATGTTAGAACTGACGGCAGAAGATAATGGCAAAGCTTCTTGCAAGTAGATTACCACTAGCAGGCAGTGAGGTTGATGCTACTGTATTCAACAGACTTATTAGAGTACTAGAGTTAAACCTAGGAACATTTGATCCAAACGCTACACCACAATTTAATGATTCGCAAATTTCTACTTTAGCTTTTAACGCAGGTGATGTAATATGGAATACATCTATCGATGTTTTGCAAGTATATATAGGCAACCGATGGATACAGTTACATGCTCCGAAGAATCCACAAGGCTTCGAGACATCTGCATTACTAGGATCTGTTTCCGTCAAAACAGACGGAGATATATCAATTAACGTGACCACTTCCTATGAAGGCTGGGATGTAGAAAAATGGTACACTTAAAACAATATTGTATATAATTTAATTATGAAAAAAATATCAGAAGGAAACAAAGGAATACAAGCATTAGCAAAGAAGAACCCTTCTTTGGTTGAAGACAAGTTTGGTTATGATGTCCCAGGTTTTATGAACGGTGGCATGCCTCTTTACTATCAAGATGGTGGCTTAGCTGGATACATGGATGGCGGTGATGTTAGTTACATGCAAAGCGGCGGAATGCTAGGAAATTCTGCTATGAATTTTTCAAACCTTAAAAATCCATTAGATACAATGCCAGATGAATACACAAATAATGTAATGGATCCTAATTTTAAATTTGAACCAGACCTATCAGTGGATTACCAAAAAAAACCTTATGATGCAGAAAAATCAACTTACGAAAATTACATAGAAAATACAAACGCAGCAGAAGACGAGGCTAGAGAAGATGTTTTAGGATTTAATTTAGATTTAGAAACAGAAGTAGAGGATGCAAAGCAACAAGCTAAGAAAGATAAAACAGATAGAATCCTTGGAGGATTAGCAAGCTTAGGCAGCATGATGCCTGATGCTCCCCAAATGACACAGGGAAGATTAATACAAGGAATGGGTGCTTCAAGAGTTCAAGGATTTGCCA